TCAACGACTACCGGGGCGGGTAAACTTTTCGCGCAGCTCCCGATCAACATCGTCATCAGGCATATGGCTAACAGTCTGCTGTACATTACTGGCCCCTTTCACAACTTCCGCCTTACGTTCTGCCGCGGCGATGGTGGCGGCGGCGTTTTCTTCGGTACGTTGCTGATCGGCTTTGGCTTCCGCCTTATTGGTCCCGCGAGCGTGACCAATGCCGAATGCACCAGCGATAGTGCCCAGGATTACGACCACCAGCCCAGCAATAATTTCTAAGCTCATCGTTCATCCCTTACTGATTGCGGAACCTTGCCAACCATCTGGCTATGCGAACCTACCTCGGAAATCCCAATACCGCTGATACCGATGTATTCCTGTCCGGTCTGCTTATCCTGAATGAGATAAACACCCCGCCAATTTCCATATGCAAGCCCATCGCGGAACTCAGACATTTTTGTCACGCTAATCCGGTCTGCATCTGCAGAAAGTTGGGATGATACAGCCATAGTCGATTTGGCAGGTTCAGGGCTGGCATCACACGCAGAAAGAAGAAGCGCAAAAGCGACCACACATATTTTCAGTTGCATGTCACACCACCAGTACCGATTTTGCTTTCAGGAAGCGAGCGCGCCGGTTATTAATCCCGTTTTGTCCGCCGTTTATAATCTTCGTGACCCGGACAAGATCACCCGGATATTTCAAGCAACCTTTTGAGACATAGAACCATGCTGCACTACGGGCTGCGTAGGAGGACTGCTCCAGTAATTCTGGCTGTGCCACCAGATCAACCTTCAGCCCGTTGCCGCAGTCCCTGTAATTAGAAAGTCCGGTTATTTGAATAAGTCCGCGCCCTCTATAAACCCATCCATCAGTTGCCCTGCTGTTACCCAACCGCTTGCTATAGACAATGTTGGCGATAGCCCGCTGGCGCTCCAGAGGTAACACAGTTTCCGACTGGCTGCGCCCGAGGGAATTGGCCTGATCCTGCGTTAACCTGCCGTAACGAACAAAATCAGCAAGCCCGGCGATGCTGTAGTTGAAATTCTCCACTACCCTGTTAAACCCGAGGCTTTCATGGCCGCACTGAGCAATGAACATTGCCTGGTCGATAGCGGAAGTGATGCCAAACTCTTTCATCGCGGCTGTAAAGTGCGGAAACCAGCGCGCAGCTAACCCGGCGCTGATACCAGCCGCCTTCTGGAATTGTGTTTGATTCATTAGTGCCTCAGTGCATCAACCAGACGCGCTATATTCCCCCTGAACCAGAGAACCGCGCCGCAGATAAGAATGTTTGCCAGTACCACCAGCCAGTGGGATGACTCGTACAAGCCAAACAGGAAACGGAAAGGGATGCTGGCATAAACCAGCACAGTGAAGTAAGCCATCAGCGATATCATGGGGCGGTGTCTTGACCCGTCGCGCCGGTAGAACATCAACGCACCAACAATTACAGCGCATATCACCGCATTGACGATTGCGCTCGGATCACTTGTTACCATTGCTTGTCCCTCCTCCACGTAAGCGAGAGAGAATCCCAAACAGGCTACCCAGATCCTGACTGTTAACGAACGTCAGCAATTTAATGGCTATTGCTGCAACGATTACAGCACCGAGAGCATCAAGCGGCCTGTCACTGTACCCCGTCCACTTTGAGAAGTAAGACCCCAGCAGAGGAGCACCAATCACACCGAAGATGAATGAAGTTATGAAGTAGCCCACCAGCTTTAGGCGGCTGATATTTACCGCCGTCGCGACATAGAACACTGCCCCAGCGAACGCACCAAATACCACGCCATAATCAATGCCAGTTGCAAGGCCGAACATACTGGCCCCCATCAGCCCGCCAGCAGCTACCGTTGTGCCAGAAACAGGATCGGACATTTAGCCCCCTCTTTTTGCTGTGAGTCCTCTCAATCGAGGGGAAAGATAAATTCTATTTACTTGAATACCGTATGTACTTCTAAGGGTATACTTAGGATCTTTACGTTCGATTTAACACTGGAGCAAGAAATGACCAGTTCAGAACTTTTGGAATTGATCAAAAAAGATGTAAGTGATGTAAAGCAACAAGGTTCAGAAACCATCCCGGTCGATAATTTACTTCACTATCTTTCAGAAATAGATGTGACAGAGCAGCCAGAGGCTAATGCTTTAACTCTCGAAGGGATTAAACATCAAAACTCCACCCAATTGGAAATAATGAAAATTGAAAATAGCTTTCAAATAGAGTCTTTCAAAGCTGCTATCAGTATTGGTGCGAATGCTTGCAGAACATTTCTAATAATGAATGGAGGTGCAGCAATCGCTCTGTTGGCTTTTTTAGGAAATATTTGGAACAAGAATTCCTCAGCTGAAGCTGCGTCTGCTATCGCATCAGCTCTCTATCTTTTCTGTGGAGGAGTCGTTCTGGCCGGACTTTGTTCGGGCTTATCCTATTTCTCACAGTGCTGCTTCGCATCATCATATCTTGGAACCAAAAAATTTTATCTTTGGCTCGGGCATACAATAAATGCTGTAGCTTGTATATGCGGCGCCGGTTCCATCTTCATATTTGCTTATGGTTCCTATTGTGCTTATCAATCAATGATTGCTCAGTTAGTAAAATAAAAAAACCCGCTCATTGGCGGGTTTATGTTTTGTTCTGCTGCTCAGTTCGCTTTAACGTCCCGAGCCTATCACAATTCAAGCAGTTTCTGGCTCACTTTGCAAGTAAAATCTGTCGCGATTTGTGCCGAATGCGTCACACATTGGTGCGTACAGCATCGATTCTGCCAAACTTATCCATGCATCAACTCTTCTCCTACAGGTCATAAAGCACCAGTCAGGATGCTTTTCATAGAGCTCTTCCGCTATGCGGCGTTTGCTCTTCCGTAACCGGTAATGCTCCACCAGCAGGTGATACAGCTCTTTGTGACCACCCGTAATAAGGACTGCCCCCAGTACCTTATCAATCAGCAGTCCTTCATCGTCTGTACAGAAGGCCAGGCCGCTTTTGTTTTTCCCCGCGAGTATTTCACGAAAAAACGCCTCAAGCTCAGGCTTCGAGATGCCAGACTTCTTCATCCGGCGTAATGCTTCGTTGATGGCTGTTTTAGTGACTTTCCCGGAAGCCAGTAACTGGTTAAACATATTGCCGCCACTACCGCCGCCGATGTAAGACCAGCGGCCCCACATGCGCAGCTTCCCCTGAATCCAGATGGCCTCCAGCGTTTTCAGCCTGACCATTTCACCAGCTTTTCCAACCTCGGACGGGTTAATCATTATGCGTTCTCCACTATGCCAGCACGCCAATTGCCAGCGAACGATCCAGAAATCGAAACAGCAGCTCAAGCTGTGAGCCGTACTTCTCCTCAAATGCCACGGTGTCAGCGTGCAACTCGTCGTGATGTGCTCTGCAAAGCGGCAACACAAACAGGTCATGCGCTTTTGTTCCCATTCCACCTTGTCCGTGGCCTATCAGGTGATGGGGATCATCTGCTGGTTTGTTACAGCAGACACACTGCTGGGACTTAACCCAGCGCGTCCAGCTCTCGTTTACCCAGCGGCGGCGCTTTGGTCGCAGCATGAATGATTCCGGCGTTTCAGGATCTACGCGAAGACCGAGAATCTTTTTCTGTACCACTTCGCTCGCCGCTGGCTCCGGCACAATATCGCTCTCCTTCATCACTGGTTGATGCTTTATTTCCGGCAATCGCAGGGCTTTCCGGGCCAGCGATTCAGGGATGACGTGCGCCAGATTGTTTATCACCAGCCACCAGCACAACTCCGGGATCGTCAGTTGATGGTCTTCGTTGAACCCCAGCTGTGAGCGGATGACCGTTATCAGCCAGGATACCAGGTTCTCACGCGCAATGCCTGCCAGCGTCTCTGTGTACTGATCACGCAGCAGGTTATCGCAGGCCCAGCAAAGGCGGATGCTGCCAGGCTCATGCCGGAACAGCGTAAAATTTTCGCTGTGCCATGAGCCGTGGGGATACTGGCATTCAAAACGACGCTCCAGCTCGGCCTCCAGCGAGCTAATACCACCCGCGCGCAGAATGACGTCTTTGTTTTCGAGTACTGGTATCAAAACTGGGTCTTCTGCCAGTGGCTGCGTAGCGGGAGGAATGACGCCGGTTGCATAGTCGCTGTATTTTTCCGGTGCAGGCTCAATCAGTACCCGCCCTCTCCTGAACATCGGCATGAGATCAGCACCTGGGCGAAGCAGAACAACGCCCATGCGTGGGGCAATCTCAGGGGTTAGTAGTGCTCTCATATCATCTCCACGTCAGGCAGCTGCACGAAAACGACGGATAGTGATTTCTACTTTCCCTTTCTTCACGATGTTCCCCCACTCCACCAGCATGCGCTTAACCTGACTGTCGTCTTCCCAGACGCCTGTTAGAGTCAGGGCATCGAACAGCGCTTTGTTGTAGTTATCGATATCCCGACGGCGCTGATCCGGCGGATACAACACTATGTGAACCTCGGCCAGATCAGAGGATGGCCGGGGAACGGCCCGCAGTTGCTCAATAATCGCCGCTCTCGCTGCCTGCTGGAACTTGCGCCCTGTCTCGCTTACCAGATGCCTGCCTTTCAGCGGTCCCTTGCTCGGGGCGCGCCAGTAACTATTTACGCTCGGTGGAAATGGTAAAGTCAGTTTCATTTAGCCCCCTTAAAGGATCGCGACAACGTCTTTTGCGACTTCCCGCGTACTGCTTTTGCAGGAAATCGAACGGCGCGCTTTGATGAATTGCAGGTTAAAACCATGCTCCCGGTACAGGTCGAGAACCTTCGGTGCAGATGAGTTAGAAATCACTACCCGAGCGCCACGGTGAAAGGCAGATACGCATTGCTTCGCCAGGTCCACCTGGTTCTCCCAGCTAAAACCACCAGCGGCATAGGCGGTGAATCCGGTTGTTCCCGGCATCGGTTCGTAAGGCGGATCGCAGTAAACCACATCCCCTTTCCCGGCCAGGCTGATTGTCCGGCGGTAATCAGCGGTCATGAAGACGCAGTTATGCGCCATAGCGGCGAAGGATTTCATTTCGACCAGCGGGTAATACGGCGCCTTGTAGCCTCCCCATCCCACATTGAACTTGTTCGCCTGGTTGTAGCGCATCAGGCCATTGAAACAATGCCGGTTGAGATACAGGAATGCAGCTGCGCGTTCAGTAGCATCCAGCGTCTGAGCGTTGAACTCGGAACGGATCAGCTCATAGCCATCTGGTGACCGCATGTGCTCGAACATCCAGCGGGCCTTCAATTCCACTTCATCCGGCACGACCGCTAACATCTGATACAGATTAATCAGGTCCGGGTTAACGTCCGCCAGCAGATAATCTGCGTGCTTATCGCTGTTCAGGAATACCGACCCACCACCAACGAATGGCTCTATCAGGCGTTTCCCTGCCGGGATATGCACGAACAGGTCAGCCAGCTGGGTATACTTTCCACCTGCCCATTTCAGAAATGGCTTGCTCATGAACGGAACCCCGCTGGCACTGAATAATCCACGTCGGAATAACTGGACTTGAACGCCGTGTCTTGTTTAACCCACTTTCCGCCAGTCCAGGCTGGGCGCCCGGCTGCTTCCCATTTTTTGGCCTTGTCGAAATACTCGACGCAGTTCTCGGGAGCAAACAGCGTTTTGGGCCGCAGGTAGTCGCTCATCTTCGGATCCTGAGCCCATTTCTCGTTCAGGTAGTCAACCACCAGCATCAGGTCTTTAGGGCTGTAATCTTCGGCCAGGCGTCCCCGGATATAACCCAGCGTCGTTTTGGTTCGTCCCCCCTTGCCATAGGTCGAGTTGGTTACCCGATTGAAATGATCCAGAACGAGTTCTGCCGGATCGGTCTGGTCTGGTTGCAGCGCAACCGGACAAGAGTCTTTACCTGTAATCTCTGTAGTACTCTCTGTTGTATTCTCTGTAAGATCATCGTGCCAATTTGACCTGATGACAGCGGTTCGTTTTGACCCGGTGGAGCGTTTCACAATGACCTCTTCCATCGTGTCATTTTGACCTGATGGAACGGCGCATTTTGACTTCTTCGATTTGGTCACTTTGACCTCATCTAAAAGCTCACTCTCGTAGTTGATCGTGTAGTAGTTCGTCATGTCGCGTTGGGACTTGTTCAGCTGCTCAACTTTAAGCACGCCCAGGCTCTTCAGCCGGGTGAAGGTGCGCTTCAGAGTGGATTCAGACCAGAACGGGAATTGCTCCAGCCATTGCTCTGTCGTGTTGTAGATCCAGCGTACGCCGTCACGCTCCAGCCCTGAGTTAGTCTCCTGCAGCCAGTAGTTAAGCTGCTGCAGCGCAATGGCTTCATTCAGGCCTATGCTGTACGCAAGGTCAGGATTGATGACTATCGGCCTTGATGGCATTAACAGGCTCATAAGACCCCTCTATTTCCCTGAATTTTCGTCTGAACTGCTCGAGGGGGCTGAAACACTCGTGCTTATACCCTTCGCGCAGGTATATAACGCGCTGTGTCTGGGGCTCCCAGCGTATGACCCTGACCGGGACACCGTAGTGATCTCTGAACCATCGGTTAAGTTCTCGCATACTTTCTCCGCCTGGCCGTTAAAGTCCCCTACCACCCACTGAGCAAACTGGTAGCAGACAGGTTCGAACCCGCCTGGTACTCTTACCCCATACACGAACTGCACCGGTCCTGCTCCACCAGGAACTGGCCGCGCTACAAGTTGCGACCTGCGGTACTGTGTTGATAAACTGTTCATGCGTTAGTAATCTCCACTGATAACGACACGCCACGACGCCAGGAGCTGCAACTCGCTGGCGTCACTTCTTTTTGCGTGAAAATAACGTGATAATTGCGGCAATCTCTTCTTCCCGAGCTGCCAGATGGCGGCGGTGATGCACCATGATTTCTTCGGCCTCGTGCCTTTCAATAACGCCATCTTCAAGTGCCTGTTCGATAATCTGATCAACCTGTCCCCTGGCGGCAGAGGTACGCATTGCCCGGCTAAACAAGTCCACGCGATCCAGCTCTTCCAGGTGCGGAACATCCACCAGCAAAGCACCACGACGGCGGGCGAAGTAGTCTGCCAGTAGTGACGTGTTGGAAATGTCTTCCATCGCTTCCAGCTCCGATACTTCAAAAAATCGACAGCCGTTTTTCTCGTAGAGGTTGTTGTTGAACTGCGTCACGGTCATTCCCAGTGCGCCAGCCATTGCTTCGCGCCCACCTGGATATGCTTTGCACATCGCTTTGACGGCTTCTTTGAGGTTTGGCTCTACCATATTGATTTTCCTTTTGTAGTTATCGAATAACCGCTTAAGCAGTACGATTATTTGCACTTGGTACGTCATCTGTTTGATAGCGACTTGGGTACAAAATGTGTAATTCGCTTATTTCTCCTCTAAAGAACTTGGCTAATCTCTCCGCCAGTTCGACAGATGGGACTTGCTCGCATCTTTCAATGCGGCTCAACGTTGCAGGATCTACCTGTACCCCGGTTGCAACGTGCAATAAGGTCATGCCATGCGATTTTCGCAATTTTCTTAATGGTGATTGCATAACGCCTCCTATTTTTGCGTATTACGCATGCTATTCCACGCTAGCGAATTGCGCAAGTTGCTTTGCACGAAACGCAAAAACAACATGTAATGAGTGAATGAAAATAGGATCTCGCATACGACAACTTCGCTTAGCGAAGAACATTAAAATCGCAGAGCTTGCAGAAGCTGTGGGCGTTGATGCTGCCAATATTTCCAGGCTTGAAACTGGTAAACAAAAGCAGTTTTCAGAACAGACACTTAACCGACTTGCTCAAGCTTTAAGCGTAAGTGTACCTGACCTATTTACCTCTGACGAAAATGATACTACTGTACATATAAACAGTAAAAAATATGCATCTCCCGTAAAGGATGTGGATGTATACAGAGTCGAGGTACTTGATGTGAGCGCAAGCGCCGGGGCAGGACATATACACGGTAGTGACGTCATAGATGTCATTCATGCTATCGAGTTCAGCAATGATCAGGCATTGGCAATGTTTGGTGGCAGGACTCCATCTGGAGTAAAGGTCATCAACGTTCGCGGTGATAGCATGGCCTCAACGATTGAGCCTGGCGACCTAATCTTTGTGGACGTAACTATCAATGAGTTCGATGGGGATGGGATTTACGTCTTTGGTTTTGATGGAAAAGTTTATGTTAAACGCCTGCAGATGATACCAGACCAACTGCTAGTCATCTCTGATAACCCTCGTTATAGAGAATGGAATATAACTAAAGAGAATGAACACAGATTCTATATCTATGGAAAGGTTTTAATAAGCCAGTCTCAGTCCTTTAAACGGCATGGATAGCATTCATCATCATAAACTAGGCCTCATTCGAGGCCTTTTTTTTCGCCATAAAATTGCGAGTAACGCACATAGCTATTGCGTTACTCGCAATTTATGATTATCTTCTACTCGTCGGCACATGACGAAACTTACGGACAAGGATGAACAGAACACAACATGGAAGCGCATTCCCCTTCTTTCCGGTGGGGATCGGTTTGTAACTGAAGGAGTGCGCTTCCAGTTGTGTGGAGAACTAACGTACCGCCATTGCAGTGGCGGTCCCCCATCAGCAAGAAATTTTAACCAGCTATTCACCCACTTTCATGGGTTGGGTTGCTGCACCCTAAATTTACGCGTTGCAGCGCGTCAGATGGAGAACAAAAGATGGCTAAGACAGCAAATCAATTGATTAAACAGGCGTACGAAATAGCCAAAACTATGCCACCAGAACAGGCAGCAATCATCAAGGAACTGGCTACCGTCCTCGATGTTTCGAATGTAGCTCTGCGCCAGACACGCACCGAACGTGACGCCCTTCTCGCAGAGGTCAAATCTTGGGCGAAGGAGTGTGATCGTATTACTGAGCGATATACCAAGAAGCGCATAAATCTGCATGTCCTCGAAGCAATGCGCGATTTGAAAGCAATTTGCCCCACCAGCTTCCGTAACGTGGAGGCTCTCTGATGGCTAAAGACTCAAAGCTGGTATATGGCGCGAGTGGCAAAACGAACGTTTTGACGTTCGAACCTGAAAACCTGCACCTGGTTACCGACAAAACGCACCCGCTTTACGATGAGCGTATCCACCTGCCTATCAGCGAGGCAATGGTGCTGAACATCATGGACCAGGGCGTTCTTGAGCCGATTATCGTCTGGAAAGACCCGGAGACAGGGCTGTCTTGTGTGGTTGATGGTCGCCAGCGTGTGCGACATACACTGGAAGCCAACAAGCGTCTGTCGAAAGAGGGCAAAGAACCGTTACTGGTTCCGGCAGTCGCTAAACGTGGCTCTGCCGTTCGCATGGCGCAGGCGATGGTAAGTGCTAACGAAATCCGCCAGGCTGATACGCCGCTGGGCCGAGCAAAGAAAATGGCTGATGCGCTGGACCGCGGGCACGACGAGGACGATTTATCGCTGATGTTTGGCGTGAGTGTTCAGACAGTACGTGCAACGCTGTCGCTGCTGGATGCCACCCAGGCTGTCCGCGATGCAGTGGAATCTGGAACTGTCACCGTTACCCAGGCGCGTCAGCTTGGTGCGCTCCCACCTGAAGAGCAGCGTGCCAAAGTGTCAGCAATCGAGCTGGCGACAGCTGGTACAACCGGCCATGAAAAAGCCCGGCGTCAGCGTAAGATTCTCGGTGAGGAAAAGCCGCGTCTGAAAACCCGCAAAGAAATTACTAAAGCCCTGGAATCTGCCGAGGGTGAGTATGCAAGCGCACTCCGTTGGGTGCTTGGGGAGTCCGTATGACAATCATAAAAACCCATACCGGTACCGTGATCACCAAAGACGGTCCGAAGCTTAAAAAACTGCATCAGACAGAGCGGATGTGGGTCGTTGGCAAAAACGAGTTTTACCACAAAGCGACCGGATGCCGTCATTTTGCAGAAAATACGCGCCGCCGGCTGCTGCTCGACACCATCAAGCCTATCGAGTGACGACTGGCCCGGAGAAAAGAATTGTAGAAGTTAAGCCGGTTGCAGCCGGTATATGGAGAAGAAATGTCACGTATGGTCTCTTTACTCGAATGGGCAAAAGATGAATTCGGTAGTGAAGCCCCTAGCGAGCGAGTATTAAAAAAATATGCTAAAGGCCAGATGATAGCACCACCACCGATGAGAGTCGGGCGGCGCTGGATGGTTGACAAAGAGGCTCGTTTTATAGGTGTAGTTGCTGAACCTCAACTTCCAATAAATGTTAACCCAAAACTGAGACGGATAATTAGCGATGGCAGCTAGACCGCGTACCCATAAAATCACTATTCCAAACCTATATTGCAAACTTGATAAACGTACCGGAAAGGTTTACTGGCAATACAAACACCCTATCTCTGGTCGTTTTCATAGCCTCGGCACGGACGAAGCTGAAGCAAAGCAGGTGGCAAGTGAAGCAAATACGATTATTGCAGAGCAGCGCACCAGGCAGATCCTTGGTATTAACGAGCGTCTGGCTCGCATGAAAGGAAACCGCACGGATATTACAGTTTCTTCATGGCTCGACAAATATGAATTGGTGCAGGAGGAAAGATTGAAACACAACGAACTGCGCCCAAACTCTTTTCGACAGAAAGCTAAACCAATTCGTCTTTTTCGTGAGCATTGTGGTATGCAATATCTAAAAGATATAACAGCACTTGATATTTCCGAAATAACAGATGCTGTTAAGGCAGAGGGTCATAACAGGATGGCTCAAGTTGTACGCATGGTACTAATAGATGTTTTTAAAGAGGCTCAACATGCTGGTCACGTTCCTCCGGGATACAACCCTGCCCAAGCAACGAAACAGCCACGAAATAAGATAAGCAGACAAAGGCTATCTCTGGAGGAATGGGAGGCTATTTATACATCCGCCGAACAACAACAACCTTATTTGCAATGTGGAATGTTGCTTGCCATTGTAACAGGGCAACGCCTCGGGGATATTTGCAATATGAAGTTTTCGGATGTATGGGATGATATGCTGCATATTGAGCAGGAGAAAACAGGAACTCGTTTAGCCATTCCCCTTTCTCTCAGAAATGAGGCGTTAAATATTACTCTGAGTGATGTTATTTCAAAATGTAGAGATGCTGTGGTGAGTAAATATCTTGTTCATTTTCGCCATAGCACCTCACAGGCTAGTCGTGGTGACCAAGTGTCAGCCAAAACACTTACTTCAACGTTCAAGAAAGCACGGGATAAAAGCGGTCTTACCTGGGAAGAAGGAACAGCACCGACTTTCCATGAACAGAGGTCTCTTTCAGAGCGATTGTATCGTGAGCAAGGAATAGACACTCAGAAACTATTGGGCCACAAAACAATGAAAATGACTGACATATACAATGATGACCGCGGCAAAGAGTGGATCGTTGTTGGTAAAAAAGCAGTATGA